ATAGCGTAGAACGCTCTCCGCGTCTAGCCCCTCTCGCCCCTCCGGGCCCTCCGTCCGTTCCGGGCTAGCCGGTCGAACGAGGAGAACGCTATACGCCGAGCGCGTCTTCGCCTAATCGGATCGAAGATCGAAAGGGCGTTTCCGCTGGTCGGAGCGCCTAAAATTGGTCCCCCCGAGGTCGGGCGAGTCGCGCCGATAGCGCCCCTAGAGGAATTGGCGCGCGCGTTCCCCTGGTTTTGGCGCGTACGGGCGCACGCGGTTCCTCTCCCGGATCTCGACCCGGACCCGCGCCCGGAGTAGTTACCCGCGCGGGTTATACACCGCGACGCACGCGGTAACAATCGCGCGCGAAGGGGGAAAGGGGAGGGGCTAAGGGGAGGGGTTAAGGGGGTAACGCGTCGCCGGGGCGCGCGTTTCGTGCGCGCGATACCGCGCGCAATCGCAGGCGCACCCGGACCGCAGGACGGGCGCCGTCACCACTAGGGTGGGTGACTAGGGAGGGAAGATTAGTCACCCGGCGCCCGGTTACGCCGATCGGGTACGCGTCTCTGGGGCAGTTTTGCTGCCCCAATGCGGGCTCGTTATGGTCGAGCTATGGATGAATACGAGCCCTGCCCGGATCAGAGTCTCGACTGCGACCTTTGTGCGCTGCCCTGCGACAAATGCGGCGCGCCTACAGGTTACTTCTGCAAGACGGACTGCGAATACTTCCCCGCACTCAACCTGTAGAAATGCTGAACCGCGCGGACGACGCTCCGCGCGGTTCGCTGCCCTGTCGACCCGACCAAAGACCAAAGGGCTAGGGGTGGAACCGGACGAGACGACGGAGGACGTGCACCCCGCCCGGTCCCAATCCCGCGAACCTCCCCCAAAGTGGCCCGGAATGCGCTTTTCTGGGGGGTCGTCGAGTTCGCGGGAACCCTATTCAGAGAATACCCGTTCAGCCCACAGTCGTCGAGCCGTCGGTACGCGGGGCCGCACGCCACTGATGCTTGGCGACGTAACCGCCCGCAAACGCGACCAGAGCGGGCACGAGCGGCAGCAGGAAGGGCTCGAACATGTCCGGGATGGCGTCGGTCAGCAGCGTGCTGTCCTCGTCCACCAGGTTGACCAGAGCGAGCAGAACGACACCTGCGAGGTAGGCGCCGAGCGACGCCCAGGTCACTTTAGGCGCCACCTTGGAGGTGTTCGCGGGCTCGGGACGCGTGATGGTCATGGGGAGCGTTCCTTTCACATACCCAAGGCACGGCGGGTTGCCGGGCCAACAATCCCATCAGCGATCAGACCCGATCGCCGCTGGAACTCTTTCACCGCAGCCAGCGTTTGCTCGCCGAAGTAGTCCGTGATAGGACTCCACTTAGCGTACGCCGGGTAGCGGGTGGTCAGGATCTCCTGGAGGCGCTTGACCTCCGGGCCACGCATTCCGAACTCCAGGAATGGGGAGGACGAGACGCCGGGGGCACCGGGGGTAGCCACACCGCGAATCCAGTTGGCAACAATGCGAACCGCATCCGGCTTGCCGATGATCTCGAAGTGCATCTCATCCTTGGTGCCGGGGAAGTCGCCACCCCAGAACACAACGCCGCGCAGCTCCTTGAGGATGTCGCGGATCGTCCCCACCTGGACCGGGGTGAAGGTGCCACGCTTGCCGTTGGGGTGCCGGGTCGCGTTGTAGTCAATCGCGGTGCCGCTCGCGTGGCAGCTCAGCGTGGAGGGGTTGTTGACGTTCGGCCGGAATGAGTAGCCCCAGTCATCGGCCTGGTGCCAGTCAGTACGCACAATCGGCTCGACACGCTTGTGCAGCTGCTCTGCGAGGTGCTGGAAGACGGTTGCGACGTCACCTGCGCGAACACCAGGCGGGAAGCTCTCGCCAGCCACGACAACGTTGGTCAGTCCGCCGAAGTCGGCGGGGTTGGGGCTCGCGCTCCAGCCGTTGTATGAGGTAGCCATTGTGCTCCTAAAAGAACTCGAAGAATGCGCCATCATCAGCGGTGGCAGCGGGGAGGTATTCAACGTAGGCGGCCACCGGGCCGTTCAATGATGTAGCGGTCCCGAACGGATCAGGGGCATACCCAGGGGACTCTTTGGCCTGTCCGACCCCCAGGTTGTCGCGCGCCATACTAATTGTATTGACTCCACCAGGGTCGACCCAAGTAGCCCCAATGTGGTAGGCTGTCCCGTTCACAATGTCGGCCTGATTAGCACCGGTGAACGGCGAGGAGTGATCGGCATCGGTGGTATTTGCTACCGTAAACTCGTCGGTTTCGCCAAGCTGCGCGCCCGGCTCTCCTGCGTTGTCGGCATACACAACAACCTTCGCCACCGTAGACACGGCGGACACAAACAGCCGCGCGTGGCCTACGGTAAGAACGCCATTGTTGTTAGCCACAAACCGCGACACCCGAGCGCGGTCTGCGCCGGATGTGCTTGCAGTTGTGCCGGCGGTTGTTTTCCCGAGCGTTGCCATCAGAAGTTCAACTTCTGCGCCAGGCAGTCCCACTTGGAGTCATCTGCGTTGTAGACGAATCCGAAGTAGTCTGTCTTGCTCGCTGTAGTCGTTAAGGTCGGAGTAGTTCCGCCCGCGAACCGGTAGACGCTGTTCCAGGTGACTGTACGCGATCCTGTGGCGTCTTGCTTCAGGCGCAGAATGAGCTTCTGCCCGGCGACCGGAGTTCCAGCAGGCGCAGCCAGGGTGCGGTTCCCGCCCAGGGTCACCTTCCCGATGTCCGTGGAATCCGCGTCTGGGGTGATCGTTGCCGCATCAGTAAGCGCCACAACCCGCCGCTGTGCGGTACGCGCTAGTGCATCAGTGTACTGCGTGATGGTCGAAGCAATCGTGATGATGTCCGCGCCGTCGTTGGGGGTGACGGTGATCCCGGCACCCGCTGTGAGCGCCGTGGCCATCGTGTCGCGGATTAGCTCTGCGTCAGCAGTTGTTCCGCCGGTGACCTCTAGTGTGATTGTGCCTGCAGTATCGTCGTAGGTCTTGGCAATGCCAGTTCCTGCTGTAAGCGCCGCTGCCACAATGTCAACCGTAGCCTCAGCGTCACCAAGGCTTGTGTTGTTAATTGTGATCGTATCGCCGGCATCATTGACCACAGCGTCAATACCCGCGCCGCCAATAAGCGCTCCGCCCAGCACATCGCGAATGCGCTCGTCAATGGCGTTGACGACGTCGATCAGGGTCCAGACGGCGGGGTGCCAGCCGGTTGACCCAGCGGCGGGTTTTTGGACAGGGAGCGTCATTGGTTCTCCTTATGGTGGTGGGGCCCCACTCTCACCGTGGGGCCCCACCAGGGGTTCAGCGCGTCACGGCACCCGGGGCGTCCGGGCCGGACGACGGCGGCTTGGGGGCGTCGCCCTCCTCGCGCTCGCGGTCCAGGCGCTCCTGCTCGGCGGCCATCTCGTCCGGCGACATCGGGCCGGGGCTCGACGTCGAACCGGTGACGGGGGCCCCGGTCAGGGCGTCGATCGGCTGACCCGGGGCTGCGGCGAACAGGGCGTTCAGCTTGTCCGTGCGCTCGCGGAGTGCGCTGGCGTCGTGCTCGTCGTCGGCCGCCTGGAATGCGGCCACGCGCTCGATGGCCTCGTCCAGGGCCTTGAGGGCGTCCTGTTCCTTGCTCACATCTTCCTCCAGTTGATCCACCAGCCAGTGCAGGAGCCTTGCGAATGGTAGCAAGATTCCTGTAATGCCCAGCAGTAGGTAATGCTTCATGACACCTCAATTCTACTGGCAGGCGATAATGTTGGCCGTACCGCCTTCTGGCGTCAGAACCGTAATCGGCTGTAGCGTTGTCCCGCCCGGGCAGGTCTCACCGGCTGGTCCTGCAGGACCTTGTGCACCGGGCTCGCCTTGTGCGCCAGCCGGGCCTTGGGAGCCAGGTACACCCTGTGCGCCAGCCGGGCCTTCTGTGCCGCTAGGGCCTGGCAGACCATCCAGGCCGTTTGCGCCATTCACGCCGTTCACGCCGGGCTGACCGGCCGTTCCCGGGGTGCCCGTTGCACCCGGCTGTCCTGCTGCACCTGGGGTTCCGGCAGCCCCGGGCTCACCGGAGGAACCCGGCAGACCGACAGCCCCAGGGAGACCCGGGATGCCCGGCTCGCCGTTCGTGCCCCGATAGCGCGGATCGGTCGAGAGCTTGACCAACACAGTGGTCGTGATAGCGTCGCCGAGCCCTTTCTGGTCCAGTTGTGCGACGACATCCTGGATGGGGATCTCTGGCAGGCCTGCTGCGGCGCGCTGTTGATTCGCCAGCTGCAGGGACTCGACGGTCCCGCGCAGGAGTTCGGTCCGCGCGGAGGTCTTGGCGACATTGTCTGCAACAAACCAGGTCAGCGCATAGCCAAGGAGAATTGCGAGCACCAACAGAGCCAGGATGATCTTCCCCATCCGAATCCGAGCGCGTTTCTCCTGCTCGAATTCAACAACGGTCGGCGTCTCTGCCAGCTCATCCAAGTTCGAGTCGAGCTTGTCATATTGCTGGCGGACCTCATCCGGCTCCTCGACGATGGGCGCCGGGCCCTGGCCTAGATCCAGCCACGGGTCCGTCGTCTCCGCCTTGGTGGGCAAGTGATGGATCTGTGCTGTCTGTGGCGTTTCTCCATCGTCGGTAAGCAACCTGTGCGCCGCTGTCCTCAATTTTTTGTCCGATCCCATCGCGCAGCGTCTCTCTCAGCAGACCAACCTGCTCCAGCAGTGCTTCATTGTTACGTACGAGGCGCGCTACTCGCGTCTCCAGCTCCTCGATTAGTCGTCGGTCCTGCCGGATAGTTTCCCGGTCCAGTTTGGCCTGGGCCCGCAGATCCGCCGCTTCCTCGCGGCGCAGTTGCAGAATGTCCTTGCTCTCTGTCAGGTTCAGGCTTTCGCGAGTCTGACTTTGTGCATTGTCCGCGCGGCGCTCGGCACGACTGTCCCGCCAGAGTTTGGCGAGGTACATGAGAACCGCGAGTGCGAAGCCTGATGGAGTTGTAATGGCTGGATTGCTGAGGATGTCGGTGAACGCACCACCCCCTCCGTCAGGAGCAATCTCTGCAGGTAACACATCCAAGGCTCGACTCCATCAGGCTCCACCATCCAGCATGCCGGCAATTACATACGTGTTGGCGATGAACAACATACATACACGGGCTCCGGCTTGCGGGGCCAGGTTCAGGAAGTGGTACGCCTTCGTCGTAAGCGCAATCTCTCCATCAAATGTGACCCGTGCAGGGCCAGTGCCTGCGTAAGCGGAGTCAACTGTTGCGAATCTGTTATGTCCTTTCGACGCGTCGTCTCTAGCAGACTTATCGTACTCGGTGACCGCATCGAAGAACTCCTTTGGATCCAACATCTCAGCCTCCGAAGGGCATAAGTCCGAAAGGTCCGACGCCAAACCCGGACAAAACGGATATCGTGCGGCGGAGCGTGTGTTCCATCTGCGCCCCCTGGATCAGCTCCACCGACCAAGCCAGCTCTAGGAACCGCCCGGCCACGTTGAGATCGAAGTAGGCGAAGTCAATCACATCGCCATTCTCGTGGATCGGCATCAGCCCGGACTTGAACGCCACGGTCTCGAATAGCTGCCCGTCCTCATCCCGGTAGCGCTCGGCGATGTCATTAAGGACGGCCTGGTTTGGCGCCGTCGCGTCAGTGATCACGCGGGTAACGGTTCGGCCTCGGTTAATCGTTGAGGTCGGGGAGAACGGGTTGTTGTTGATGATCTCCGCGCGGAGCGGCGGCTGATCCGGCGAGGACACGATCAGGACCCAGCGGTTGGGGACCTTGTAATAGTCCACATCCACCTCGGCGTCCGGCAGAATTGTCGACACGTCGTCCGTCTGATAAGTGAACTCCGCACTCCTATCAGCAGGCGAGACGTACGGCGCCGCGCGGGCCGTGCCGTTCGAGTCGAACCAAAGCCCCTCATAGTTGATCGCGGTGAGGAGGTCATTGATGATCTGGGCCTTGGGGGTGCCGGGCTCCCATTCGAGCGCGGCGATGGTCCGCGTGTTCGACGACACAATGCTGTAGCCCTGGACGCCCATGGTATTCGCCAGTAGCTCCGAGACGGCAGCCGTGTACTCGACGTTGGGCCCGACATAGTACCGACCGGGCACAACGTCATCCATCAGGACCATGGTCTGGTCGTACGCTTCTACATCGCGCACAACGGTTCCCGAGATGTCCACCGAGCGTTTCGGCGACGTCAGGAGGAACACGCCCATGGGCCACTCCTGGAATTTGCCATCTGGCATCATGATCCCGGCCCAGGGCCGAATCCGCTGTGACAGGTAATTGATCGAGCCGTCATCCAGAATCAGGAACTTGGCGGTGCGCTTAATCTCGGCGGTGAAGTCGTTCGCAATCGAGCCACCGAGCACATTGTCCAGGTCCCGGATCTTTATCCCGGTCGCAGTCAGCAACTCATAGCGAAAGCGCCATTCCCGCTCTCCGTCAACCCCCTGCAGCGAGCGCAGGACTTCATCACGCGTCCAGTCGGTAGCACCAACCAAATCCTTCATCAGACCGCAACTCCTGTCCGATCGGCATCCGTCAGGTCACCAGCGTGTCCGACGTCCGTTGTGGCGAGGTAGGAGACCTTGGGGCCGCGTCCGGACTTGCGGAAGATACCCGCGCTGTCGGCCGTGTACCCGCCTGCTGTGGTTGTCGCGTAGTAGGTGTTGCCGGTCGTCACCGAGTCACCGATCATCGGCTCCAGGGTTGTGATAACCACGCCACCGGAGTTGATCACATCGTTGTTCAGGATGCCGCAGTTCTGCGGCGCGAGCGCGTAGTTGTCGCCCACGTAGATCCCACTTACCGAGTTGACGATCACATTCCGCTGCACCGTCGCGGCGATGACTTGCCAGTGACCGGCGAGGTTTGTGCTCGTCCCATTCACATCACCGGTGTCCAGGATGATCGCTCGCTGGAATCCGCTTGTCCCGGCCACACCATCATAGTAGTTGTCCTCAATCAGATGGCCGCTGTCGTAGAACCGGGAGCCACCGGACTTGAGACCAGCCGTCGCCGTTGTCGTGACACGGTCGACCACATAGTTGGACTGCTGCTTGCAGTTCCGCCCGTGGCGAATGACGATGCCGCCCGCGCAGCGCAGGATGACGTTGCCGCGCTGGACGACCCGACCCATCTTGCCTGAAATGACTTCCGGCTCGGCCTTGGCGTTCACAATGACGTTGCGCTCAATAACCGCCATGGCATCCGTGCGGCTCATCGTGCTCACGCCGTAGCGGATGCACTCCTTGTCGTTTCCGACCTCATCGCCAACCGTGTCAATCAGGTTGTGGTCAATGCGGCCATACTTGCAGCCAACAAAGGTGTCGAAGTTCCCGTACACACGAATGACGTTGCCGCTCGTGCCCTTGTTCCGGAGCGTGTTGTGATCAATCCGGAAGTGCCGAGCGTCATCGCCTACAAAGATGTAGTTGCCTGCCGTAGCGGCGTTTGTGAAGGATGCCGGTCCAACTCGGTTCCGCGTGTAGCGGCAGTTGGTGGAGTTCCCCCGTAGGAGGAGCGTGTCGCCCTCTTGGTCAAAGGGGAAGTCCAGCCCCTCCACCGTCACATGGGAGCAGTTGTTTATGGTGAAGCTTGACCCACTTGTGAATACCGCGCCGAGGGTTGTCGCGGACCGGATCACAATACCGCTGGTTGCGGTTCCAGTCTTCCCTGTGATCTGGAAGTCGCCAGTATACGTCCCGGCCTGGAGCGTGATGATATGTCCAGGCGACGCAGCAGAGAGCGCCGACGCAAGCGCGGTCGAGCCCGACACGCTTATCACGGTCTGCCCCGGGCCGAACAGGCTGTAGGGCGTGCCGTCGTCGAACGTTTCCGGGTACACAAGGTTGGAAGTTCCCGAGCCCGTACCAGAGACGGTTACAACCACCTGGTCGGTCGAGGTCCCCTGCGAGTTGGTCGCGAAGTATTCAAGCGTGTACGTTCCGGGGGTTGACGGCGCGGTCCAAGACAGCGCGGAAGTCGTCGAAAGTGTCGGATTGGAGGTAACCGGCGTCACCGGGTAGACCCGCACCCACTCCACTTCCATGGTCCCGGCGTTCATGCCCGAGCCGGTGAACGCGTCCATCTGCAGCGTCAGGTGTCCGCTGAGCATTGCCTGGATTGCGTTCTTGTTCGCATCCGAGCCGCCCGAGAAAGTTGCCCAGAGCGTGCCGTTCACATACAGCTTGATGAAGGATGACGTCCACTCGATTGCGAAGTTGTTAAACTGTCGCATGTCGACTGGGAAGTCTGACGGCGCCTCCTGATAGTTTGTGGAGGACTTGGAGGGGTAATGGATGAATGCCCCGGCTGCGGCTTGCCCAACCCGGTCGTTCTCCATGAAGTCGTATTCGCCACCCTGCGGCCAAAGGTCATTCGTCGGCCAGATGATCGCAACCGGGTGATAGCTTGGCGTTAGCCCACCCTGGTTGGTTGGCGCGCTTGTGTAGAATGACCGCGCGCGGATCTCCCACTTGCCGTATTGGCGATCATACTTGTGGGCCATGCCGCCCGCGTTCGGCGAGCCCGCGAGCCCGGTAATGCTGAGCTTCCCGCCCGCGACGGTGCAGCGCGCCGGAACTCGCAGACCGTTGTTGTCGTGCCCGGGGCCGTCGTACAAGCTCCACTTTGCCGGGTCCGGAGTGCCGGTGTAGTTGAACTCATCGCCGACGGACTGCGGCGAGCCCCAGTTCTGGGTGAAGGCGGCCGTACCGGGGTCGTTCGCGGTCCCTGCGCCCACGAGCCGCCAGCCCTGGGCCGTGATGCCCGTACCGGTGGACGTGCCCGTACGGGAGAACGTAGCCCCAGGAGCAACCGTCGCATCCGAGCCCGCGTTGACGGTGGGCGCCGCGCCGGACGGGTCGAGCGGCGTCGGCCAGCCGGTGTGCCAGTGCTTCCAGCCGTGCACCTCCACGATGATGCGACCGGTCGTGTCTGTGATCTCGTTGGACTGCAGGTAGTTCCCAAACTTCCAGTACCAACCAGACGTCGTGACCAAGCCGGTGACATCGCGTGTGAAGACCGGAGTGGTAGTCTTCTGCCCGCCTTTTGTGTAGAAGACCTTCATGACGCTGTTGTTGATCTCAAGGCGCGACCAGATCAGCTCGCCAACCTTGTAATCCGTATCAATGACCGCAGCCTCAGTCCCCAGGATGTCGATCACAACGACAATCTTGGTTCCGGACTTCTTGGTCTTGATCATCATCACGTCGCCCCCAGCGTCGTGACCCTGGTTGACACAAACGCCAGGCTTGAGCGGCGTCAGCGAGACAATCCGCGAGTAGCCCTCTTGGTAGTGCATGCCGGACGTCGGGTTGAAGGAGATGTTACCATCCCCATCCTCGTCCTGCTCGCGGAACTCACAGCGCGCATAGTCGGTATTGCTAGAGGTCGTGCCACCGTCGCGCGGCGCCTCCAGGGAGACGACAATGTTGCCGGCTGAATCGAGCTTGGTAAAGACCCAGCCTTCATTAGTCAGTTTTGTGATGTTCGTGCCGGACCAGGCGTACAACTCAGTCGGGGTGATGTTGACGTGCCCGGAAACGAAGCCCATGCCCAGGTTGTAGTGCAGCTGACCGTCGCCGGTGCCGAGCCCGAGCGCGACGACCGGCGTAGGTAGAGCTCCACCGCCGCCAGTGCCGCCCGAGCCAGGGGTGCCCGGCTGGACGTTGCCGGGGCGCGCTGCCTCTGCGGGGAGTTCCGGCCGGGACGTGAAGGAGAACGGGTCGCCGTACATCGACACGCTCAGCGTGGGCGGGATCTGCAGGAGGTACTTGCCGGCCGTCTTGAGTGCGTTGTGCATGGCGACGCGGCCGTTGGACGGGTTATCGCCCCAAGCGGTCAGAACGGCAGACCGGGCATTGATGAGCGCTTGTAGGTAACCGGCCTCTGTCCCGCCCAGCGACGGCGGAGCGGACGCGGCGCGCGCCGTTGCGACAATCCCGCCGAAGCTCTCGGAGTCCGAGCCCTCGCCGTGGTTGACGGAGATGTCATACAAGATGGCGAGCCCGAGCGGACCGACGTTGTCGGCGACCGCCTGGTTGAATGCGGGCCTGAAGTAGTGGTCTTCTCGGTAGTCACGCTGCGCCTGTCGGAACAACGGGTCATTGACCGCGAGGTTTGCCCAAAGGCTCTTGAATGTTGTGCCGAGCAGCGAGTTTGCCCGCGTCCCTGCGCTGGAGTTAATGCCCTCACTAGCTAACGTCGTGAGTTCGTCAACATAGGTCTGCATCGCGTTTGACGTTGGCTTTATGGCGACGTAGTGCTGGATCATTGCCAGCATGTCTCCGGTGCCAGAGCAAAACCCCACAATGCCAGCCGTGTAGCCCCGATTGTCGCCGATGTCTTCGATGTAGCCGTAAACGTCGGTGTGGTACCAGTCCTTGCGCGAGTTCTCCGCGAGCGACGTTAGCTCATACGCGAACTCCTCGAATGTGGTGCGGTAAATCGAGTCCGCGCCGACCGTGCCTCCGGTGCCGCCACCACCGCCGCCGATGGGCGAGCCGTCGTAGGGGAGCGTGAATTGCTGGTGGTTGGATATTGCGGACTCGCCCCACGGCCCGAGCGCCGTCACCCAGTAGTCGAACGGCCCATCGGCGAGCGGCGTAGGCGATCCACGGGTGAAGGAGGTTGCGGTGTAGGTTCCATTGGTGACACCGTTGGGCGACCGGATCTCATACAGCTTGTATCCGGTCGCGCCGGTGACCGGCGTAACGGTGAAGTTGACGCTCTTGTTGGCTTGCGGGAACGCAGTCAGGGTCGGGACGTTGCTCGCCGGGGGCGGGGTCGTCGTGCCCCCGCCAGTCTCGCCGTCGCCACCGGTTGGGTCCTGCTCCTCGATGATGAAGCCTTGGGTGGTGGACGGCGGACCCTCAACGCCGTTGACGGTTGCCCGTGCCCACATCGAGTAGGAGCCCGGCACGAGTGGCCCATAGCTGGCCAGGGAGGTCTCTGTCTGAATGACGGGGACGCCGTCCAGGTAGACCGTGTACAGCCCCGCGCCGGGCACATCATCCCAGTCAACCAGCACGCTCGACGATGCGATGTCGACGGTGGTCTGGAAGTTCTGAACTTGGTTGGTCCCACCTTCAACCGGAACCTCCACAACCTCTGGCACAGCCTCGCTAAAGTCCACGCGGTTCAGAAGGAAGCTGACCTCATACCCGCCCATCTCGATGTCGGTTGTGGTGAAGTCAGTCGGCATGGCGTACATCTTGCGGCCGCGTCCGTCGCGGAACAGCACGACCTGCGAATCACCAACCATGTCGCGGAGTCGGCGGATTGTGACAGGCGTGCCCTCGTCATCGCCCGGCAGCGTCGTCGAGACGTTCAGGGACTCCGCGCGGGCCTCGCCAAGGTCGTATACGGGATACGTCCGACCGACGAACTGCAGCGCAGTCTTGGCTCGGTCCTTGGAGTGGGTCCGCCCCACGCCGCCGTACGGCAGGATGATGAGGGTTTCTGGGTGGTTGCTCGGATTGCTGATCCATGCGCCCTTGAAAGTGGTGGAGGCTGACGCCTCGTTGCCCCACGGCCCGAATGCCATCAGCTCTGACCCCTTGCCTTGTAGGTGTAGCTAACACCCGATGCGACTGTGTAATCGGAGAACACGCCATTCGGGGGACACTCCCCAATAACGACGTATGCGGTATCGTCCTGCCCGGTTTCTTTCCGAGCAATCTGGTTCTTGGTTGTGACCGGGTTATCGCCGGTCGGCGGTGGATTGGTTACCCGGATCTCGATGTATCCCTGCTCGGCTGACAGTTCGACTTGCGGCACTGACGGATTGTTGAAGTCCGGAAAGATCAGCCGGGCGCCCGCGCCGGACGTCTGGGCAGTCGAGTCGGTAATTGTGACTTCGACGCGGTACCGGACATCAGATATCAGGGAGGTAATCGTGTACTCGGTGGTCGTGCTGTTCACCGCGCCCGAATCGCTGAAGATCACACCGGTGTCGTCATTGTACACACGCACCCGGTAGCCGGTCTGCACGGTGCTGGGGGTCGAGTTCCCATAGGTCCACTTGATGGTGACCGATGACCGGTTCAGCGGCTCCAGATCCGTCGCGGGCTCGGTGACCGTGACGATGCCGCCCGTTGCGGTCGTCGCGAAGTTGGTCCAGGCGCTCCAGTCGCCGACAACGTCCACCGAGTCATACGCTCGCACGCGGACCTGGTAGTTGGTGTCATTCGTCAGGACCGACGCGCCGACCGTGTACCGGTATTTACGGGCGGCAGCATCAACGACGACCGCAGCAACGTGGTTCACGAAATGCGCCGTGACGCCGGTCGTCAGGTTCCGGATCTCGACGTCCTGGAAGGTTGCGAAGTCCAGTGCGTTCGCATCATTGAAGATCCACTCGATTGCCTTCGTGCCGCCCGCGTTGAACTGATCAATCGGCACGATTGTCGGCGCGCTCGGCGGAACGTCAAGACTTGTGTCCCGGATTGTGACGATACCGGTCGGTGCCCCGGACCCATCCTGCATCGCAACATCGAGCAAGATGCAACGCGAGTCTGTCTGCTGCCGGGGGAGCCGGATGGCAATGATGTCATCGCCCGAGGTGCCAACGGGCGTGGTTGTGAACTCTTCGCTGTCCGCGTTTCCGCCATCGACAAAGTCCCAGAACAACCTACGGATCTTGCGCGCGTTGTTCGTGTCCTTGTAGTACACAGCAATCTTGTTCGTACCATTCACCCAGATGCAGTCCCAGGCCGCACTCTTCTGCAGATCCGCGCGCGAGGGGAAGCCCTGGAAGCCGAATCCGGTCAGGTCAATTTGCCGGTAGACGGCGTCATTGGACTTGTTGTGCAGCTCGATGTGGCCGTGCCGGGCAATGCCATAGTATGGCGAGTTGTCGCCGAGCCAGATTGCGCGGACCTTTGCATCCGGGTCGTGCGGCGAGTTGACGGAGATGGACGTTGCGACCGGGGTGAGATCCGGGACCGCGCCGGACGCCGCGACAGTGACGGAGCCGAGCCCGGACCGCTCATCCGGACCGGTCGGCGTGGCCTGGATGAATGAGGCCCAGCGGATTGTGTTGCCATCGCGGAATGCGTCCATCCCGGTGCCTGACGAGTTCCAAGGCCGCCACCAGGTCGCCACCGGCGGTGCGACCCCACCCGCGAACCCCATCCCGTGCTGACGGAGCGCTCCAGCATCTGCGAAATACCAACCGGCGTACTCCGACGCAATCCCCATCTGGTACTTGGACCATTGTGCATCGCGCCGAGAATGCATTGTGCAGATCTGCCCGCGCGGGCCACCCTGGGAGGACGGCAACCAGACCGCAGCAAAACAGTTTGGCTGTCCGCGATGCACATCAGTTGTGATCAATGAGCTGGAATCGCCAGATGTGCTGTGTGTGTACTCTTGCCAAGAGTAGTTTCCCAGGTATCGGAAGCCCTGGACATTGTAGAACTGGGTGTTGTACTCGTCGGTCTGCTCGTTGCCGCGCGAGCCGACCACATAGATGTTGTTCGCGTCATCCCGGGTAATCGAGAACGTCTGATTGCCGGGCTCGATCCCGAACCACTGCGTCGCACCGCTGGAGTTGTCGAACCCGGGGGACTTGGACTTGAGGTTCGCAATGAGCGTCGGGACGGTCTCGTTGACCTTCTGGTAGTACAGGCTTGCGCGCTCGGTGGTGTGGCTGTATCGCAGGAAAACAGCCGTGCCGTCCTTGAGCTGAATCGAGGCACCTAGCACATGATTCAGCGCGTGCCGACGGACGTACCGGAGGACCGCCGTCGGACGGAAATACAGAGGCTTGTTGGTGTTGTTGGCAGTGGGGATGTAGCCTTGGTATGTGTTGTTCGCGCTTGGGTAATCGGTCGTCGCGCTCGTCAGGGTGATCATGTAGCTAAGCGATCCGCCCGAGCTGAGCTTGTCAAGCGCATCCGCATACATGCGCCGCGCGGAGACCTCGGACAGGTCGTCGGCGCGGTCTTGAATCCAGTTCTTGGTTTCAAAGTCCGGCGTGTTATCACCCTGTAGGCCATTCAGGCTGACCCAGGCGGATGTCGTCATGGGGCTCGACCAGTCGCGGATGTACCAACGAATGCTGTCGTCCGGGTACGGCGCGCCTGCGTGGGCGTAGGTGTTTCGGCCGTGTCGGACTGCGGCGTTGACTAGCTCGACTTCCCCAATCCCGACCGGCACGACAAGTCCGCCGTTAGGCCGGAATGCGATGAACCCCTCGCGGCGGTTTGCCTGTGTGGCGCCATTCCACATCTCGCCACCGATGACAATCGTCTGTCCGCTCAGCGGCTCGCCGAGGTTTTCAATCGCAACATCCTGTCCGCCCCGGGCATCAGCCTGGAAGTCCGGGTTGGCGTTTACCACCCCGCCCTCGTGCTTCCAGGATCCTGCGACAAGCGAGCCGTCGCCCGGATCTCCGTTTGCTAGGATGATAGCCATTACCGCGTCGCCTTCCCGGCCCGAGCCTTCTGTTGTACCGCATCAAAGAACTGTGTCACATTCTGGAACTCGGCGATGTCCTTTGCCGGGATCGTCACGCCGCCGAGGTTCCAGGTATCCCCGGCCGACCCGCCGTCTCCGCCCCGTACGGGGCCGCCCGTGAAGGCAGGAGCGGCGAGCCCGGCCCGGACCCCGCCCGTTCCGGCCGCCCCGGTCAAGTTGACGGCGCTCGACACGCCGCCGATCCCGCCGAGGTCAGAGTTGATCTTGTTGATCTGACTCCACAGGGTCGGCATCGCCTTCTGCATACCGACGGTCAGACCCTTGATGATTGCGAGACCAGCCGGGATCAGCAGCTTCTTGTCGTAGGAGATCGGGCCCTTACGCGCGGCGATACCGGCCGCGATACCCGACACGAAGTCGTACATGGCCTGTACGCCCGCGCGGATACCGGCCAGCAGACCGTCGATCACCGATCGACCGGCATTCACCAGGAGCGAGCCAAGGTTTCCGATCGCCGAAACGATGCGCCCGGGGATGCCCCGGATGAATGCCATCACGTTGTTGAATGTGTTGGTCACGCCATTGAGGAAGGACGTACCGGCTTGTACGGCCTTCTGAAGCAGGAAGCCCGCGAGCGAGGCAAGCGCAGCAGCCGCGCGACCGGGGATCGTCGCGACGAATGCCACTGCATTGTTAAAGAAGTTTGTAACCGAGTTGAGGAAACTGGTTCCTGCTTCAGTGGCCTTCTGGAGGACTTGGCCCGGCAGCGGCGCGAGCGCGCTCCCAACCTTTCCAGGCGTCTCTGTGAACCAGTTGATTACGTTTGTAATCCCCTGGTTGACGGCATCGCCGAACTGCGTCATCGCGGTCGTGACGGCCGTGTACACCGTCGAACCGAGCTGCGCCAGGGCAACTGCGATCCGCCCCGGCAGCGCGGTGAAGAACGTCAGGACGGTCGTGATGCCGTTGTTGACCGCCGTACCGAACGACGTCATCAGGTTGATCGCAGCCGAGATGATCGCGCCGATGCCCGAGCCGATCGCAAACCCCATCTGGTATGGGGTCTGGCTGAAGAACGCGATTACCGGAGCGAATGTAACCTGGAGCTGCGTCAGGAAACCTTGCCACAGCGTACTGGCGGCCGTACTGATTGCCGTGCCGATTGTGCTTAGCGCAGTGCCGATCTTCGCAGGCGCATCGCGGAAGAATCCGATGACGTCCCGGTCGAACGACTCGCCAACCTTTGTCCACCACGTCGAGACGCCGGTTCCAATTGTGGTGCCGACGTCGGTGATGAATTGGTTGACGGTTGCGCCGATGTTCTCCATCGGGCCAAGGAAGTCGTTCTGGAAGGACGTCTTGACCTTGTCAAACCACTGCTGGATCGGCGCCTGGCCTTCAGACCACTTCTTGTTGGTCTGGTCAACCTGGTCGCCGATCTGCTTGAAGATTTCGCCGAAGTTGCCGGACGCAATAAGCTTGCCGGCCTCGACAATGTTGTACAGCGTCTTCTCGAACCCTTGGAGCTTGGACGGATCGCCGCCCGCAGCCTTCAGGTTCATCTCGTTGATGCCGTCGGCCACCAGGAACAGACCGGCCGCAATACCGCCGAACTTCAGCAGCTTGAGCGCGCCGCCGAGGAGCCGGAAGCCGCCGCCCAGGCGCGACAGGAGACCGCCGACAAACCCGATCGCCTTGAGCGCGAGCATCCCAACGCGGAAGATCGCAATGGCACCGGCCGCAATCTTCGCGGCGATCCCGAGCCCGATCATCACGGTGCCCATGAACACCATGGCGGTCACGATCGGTGCGAGTACCGGCGCCATCGCGGACAGGATCTCGCCGAGCACCTTGAAGAGCGGCGCGAGTACCTTGATGCCTGCGACGAGCCCGGCGTTTACCGCGTCGCCCATCGCCTTGATGAAGGGCAGGAACGCCTGAATGGCGGGCAGCACGTCGTTGAAGAAGACGGTTGCCAATTCCTGGGCGTGCCGCGCGCCGTCCGCCATCCACTCGCCGATGGCCTTCAGGATCTCCTGGCCCTTGGCGGACTTGAGGAACTCGTTGAATGCAGCAGTGGCCTTTGCGAGCCAGTCCAGGAAGCCCTGGCCGCCCGAGATCCCCAGCCCCTTGAAGATGGTGCCGAAAATCTTGCCGAAGTTGATTACAGAGGTGACGAGATCCTTGACGGCCTTGACGCCGCGCCGCATGAACGCTTCCAGCTCACCGGAAGCGCGCGCCTCTCGAATGAAGTCGCGGAACCGCTCGGCAGCCGAGCCTGCGCCACCGGTGATGTCAGCGAGTACCTTTGTGCCGACACGCCAGACAAGGTAGAACGCCTCAACCAGCGGTGCGAATGCCTTGCTAAGATTGTCAACGGCCTTGGCGGAGTAGTCCAGGCCCTCGCCGAAGTCCTGCGATACCTCGGCATTGTTGAAGAAGTCTGCAACATCCTTGGCTGCCCGGTTGAAGCTGCCCGCAACCGCCACCATAGCGCGCTCGATAAGCGGGAGCAGTCGACCGCCAAGCTGCGTCAGGATTGGCGCCAGGCCCTCAAACAGCTTCTGCTGTACGGCTTTCTGGAGCGGCTTCCAGGCCT